TCAGTGGGTTCGGGGTTCAAGTCCCTGATGGCGCACTTCTTCACCCCCGCGAGGATCATTCCCCGCGGGGGTTTTTCCTGTTTCAAGCCACTGTAGAGAAACTCCAGTGGCAAAAGAGATGGCGATAACCTCACCGCGCCTAGGTTCCCTAACCCCCTGCTCTATCGACGCAACGGTCGAGCGCGATACGCCAATAGCAGATGCCAAGTCAACCTGTTTCATTCCCGCAACATCACGAGCTATGGCAATCCTGTGCCTAATGCCGATCTCTGGCACGATTCCTGCATTTTCCATTGGTCTAGTCATATCGCTAACGGTAGTCATATGGCTACTAAAAAGCAATCAACCATAGGAAATGATGTCATATGACACATTTCAGTTGCATAGCAGTGATCGTATGACTATCCTCTGCCATATGACGGAAAACTTGCTTACGACGAAAGAGGTGGCCGCGCGACTTGGTATAGCCAAGTCAACCGTGACCAAGCGAGTCCGTGAAGGCCGAATAACTCCAGTCCTACGACTGCCAAAGGCCACCCTGTTCGATGCAAAACAAATTGAAAAGCTCGCCAAGGAGGGCGCAAGATGAGCACTATCGAAAAAGCGGCTGGGATCATCCAAGAGTGTCTAGCTCAGCGCAAAGTCATGCCGTTGCTTATTCCGCTTGCAAAGCAGTGCTTAAAGCGTTTGGAGCATGAGAATCTGCTTAACCCAGACATGACATTTTCCGATACCGGCAGAGCACTAGAAGTTATTCTCAACGCTTTGTTTACTCACGACATGACTCCTTTCGATACGACAAAGGACGCGCTATTGACTGCTCAGACATTAGAAATTCTGCATTATCTGGCAGGTGGTAGCGATGATTAATCTCAATCAAGCCTTGTTTGCGGTTGTATCTGCCCCTGAAACGGCTTCACTGGAATACGATCTGCTGCTTAATGCCATGCGCAAGTATGAAACCTTTGCAGACCTGTTCACGACGCAGGAAGCGCCGGTGATCGCGCAAAACCCGCCGAAATCCGAAGTCGCTTCTTATATCCACCATTGCTTTGACGCAAAAAGAAAGGCCTTTGCCGCCCTCTCACAAGAGCAGCAAGACCGTATAGCACCATTCGTGACTGAATTCCTTAGCCCTGAATGGGAAGAAGAACTAATAGCGGCTATTGATTCTTCAGGTTCGACTCAATAGCGGCGATCTGTCTTTCTAATACGTCAAAAGACTGATGTGTAGCGATAGCAATTCTTTCGATCACATCAAGCAATTGGGAGGGGGTTAAATCTTCCGGCCTGTTATCTCCGATCGCTTCCGCCCAAATCTTTTGCCTTGTTTTTGTCCATTTATCAAGTTCGCTCATTTCCTCACCTCCTTTCACGAAAAGAGTAATCATGATTGACTCGCTAATCCATAGCGGCTTGCCTGATGTGTTCCTAATCCTAGCTATCCCGGGCACGCTGTTCGCTGCGCTTGCCCTCACTGATAGCGACTATCACAATGCCGTGGGTTAACGGCGAGTTTAGACCTCGCCGCCGCAATCCCGACGGTATCCGCTGCGATGACTGCAATCTGACTTTTGCCGCCGGGGGCGTTCCGCCTAAAGACCGCAACGGCGAGCGGATATGCAGCTCGTGCCGACAGCGTAGATACGACCAAATACACCGCGTGGGCTTATTCGCCCCGTACCCATAAACCTTAGAACACGTCTCGCGCCGCGACGCTAAAGCGGTGGGCCGGCTTGTCACCGGTGCTGTCGTGGGTTAGAGCCACATTACTTTCCCGATGATCTAACAGTCCTCCGGTAAAGGCGGACTCGGGCGGAGGTAGCCGGACGGCTACAAAAGGCTGTTAGGCGTGCCAGTCCCGACGGCTGATTAATTCCCAGCCGTACTAAGAATTGCACCCCCGTGGTGCCCCTATACCGCAAGCATACGATGCGATGACGGAAAACAAACCAACACCCTGCGCAACCTGCGCGGGGTTTTCCCTTAGTCCAGTTACTAAGGGCCAACCCTGCCCACTTCGCGCCGAATTGAATCTGGAAAGCTACCCCCGTAGCTACCCCCGAAAGGTAATAATATGGAACAACAACGAGACTTCGATACAACCCTTGCTTGGCACCGAAAAGCAAAGTGCGCCGGCAAACCAGGCAGCGCGGATGTACTGCCAGGTCACGACAAAGACGCTAACGCCGCTCGCGTGGTGGAGCTGTGCGCGATGTGCGCCGACTGTCCGGCATTCGTCCAGTGTGGACGTGAGGCTATCGCGGAACCATTCTTGACGCTTGGAGTCGTGCGTGCCGGCATTCCCGATACCACCCAGTCTAAGGCAAAGCAAAAGAAGCTATTGCAGCAAGTGATAGACGAGGGCGTACCACCGCCTGTAGCCCTCATTATGGCCCTGAAAGACCGTAAGGGGTATGAGGGGGCGCTTGTTGGGTTAGCGGGGCTGTATGAAGAATATAGGGGGGTATATGTCTAAAAAAGCATGGGGGGGTAGGCGGGCACAAAAGCTGGTAGCCCTCACCCTCGCAACGTATGGCGATCGTTGTCACCTGTGTGGACTTCGTGGAGCGACTACCGCGGACCATTTGGTACCTCGCTCACATGGTGGCACAGACTCGCTAGATAATCTTCGTCCTGCTCATTTGTCCTGTAATGCTGCTCGTGGAAATCAGCCGTTGAAAGCGTGGTTCAAGCACCATCCGTTGCGTGTGGAATCGTCGGCGCCGTCGCCGCGGTGGGGCCTATGAGTTTTTTTAAAAAAGTGGCCGCGGGAAGCCCCGCGCCAGCCCTGTTTTTCCCCCCCACAATTCCCACCAACCCGACCCCGACCCATCCCCTCCTACCCCCTCCCCCCTTTACGAAAGTTGAAATCCATGAGTCAAGAAAAGCTATTTGATCTCGACAAATCCCGCCCCGCGGGCCGCCATGAAATAATGCTCGATCGTGCATTATCCGCCGCCGCGGACGCACAAAAAATTGACGCTTTAGATTCCGGCCTTGTCTCACTGGCCATGGCGAACGCTTGGGCGCTCGACGAAATCGAGGCGCAAGGCAAGGTGAACCTGATCGGCACTGTGACGGCCCCGTACCGTGAAGTGCTTGAAGAGCTGTCCCTCACTCCATCCACACGAAGCAAAGAGGCAAATGATGAGTTCGCGCAAGCCGTCGCCGCCTTGGGGGATTAGCCCCGCCCCTCGGTTTATTACCGCATGGCCAGACCCCAATAACGGGGTAGGGCGCCAGATCTGCAAAATGCATAGGGCGCTGGGCCATGAGCCTATGCCGTGGCAGGTGCTTTTCCACACGATCGTAGGCGCCCGCCGCCCTGACGGCCGCCCCCTATGGCCGTTTATCGTGGTATCTGTGCCTAGGCAGGCGGGAAAGACCGACGCGGTAGGCGCCCAATGCGTCCATAGAACTGTGACGTCACGTAATGGTAAAGTGTGGTACACGGCACAGTCGGGGCAAAAAGCGCGTGATCGCTGGCTTGAAATGGTGCAAGCCGTCCAATCGTCCCCGTTCGCCCCGTTCGCCCGCGTCCTCAAGACCAACGGGTCTGAAGCGATGAAATTTGAGGCTCTGAACTCGCAATTTAGACCGCACCCGCCAACGGCGGATTCTTTGCACTCGGAGCAGTCGGATTTGAATATCATTGATGAGGCGTGGGTTTTCGATGACGCGACGGCCGCCGATCTCATGCAGGCGATTACCCCGACGCAGGCGACGCGCCCGAATCGGCAGACGGTCGTTGTCTCAACTATGGGTGACGCTGGTTCCACGTGGTTTCACAACCTTGTCGAAAAAGGCAGGGCCGGCGATCCAGGTATATTTTTGTTGGAATTTGGCATTGGGCCTGATGTTGATCCCGACGATCTCGACGCGGTTGCCGCGGCGCACCCCGCCGTGGGCTACACACAAGACATGGAGGCGTTGCGCTCGGCGCGAGCCTCGCTAGGTGCTGCTGGCTTTGCCCGCGGCTACGGCAACCGCCCGACGGGCGCAAGGAATCAGCTAATACCGGCTCGCTCGTATGCCGCCGCTATTACGCATGACCCCATGCCTTCCGACGCCCCCGCGATTCTGGCCGCCGCGATCGACTTTGAGCGTACAGAAACTGCCATCGCCGCCGCCGCGTGGGTGGATGGAACCCCCATGATTGAAGTAATTGAATGCCGGCCAGGTACGACGTGGGCGGCCGATCGGTTGCAAAAGCTCGAAGAATCGCCACTGGTTGACGGCCTTGTGATTGATGACCACGGGCCTAGCTCAACGCTTTTAGGTGAGCTTATGCGCCGTGGTGTTGCCGTGCGAGTCCCGACGTCTCGCGAGGTATCCACCGCCGCCGCTGATCTCATGGACCGAATCACGTACCGCGACGCGGACGGGGCCGCCGCCCCGCGGGTGCTTATCCGTAAATCCGCCGCCCTTGACCTTGCTGTATCCGTTGTGGATCGCCGCCCGCTTGGGGAATCGTGGACGTGGAGCCGTAAAGGCTCGAAGGGGTCGATCGCGGCCCTTGAAGCGGCAACGTTGGCATTGCATGGGCTTGTTGATAAGCAAGCTGATGATCCAGAACCGTTTTTTCTTTAACGAAGGAAAGAAAATTGAGCGCAATAGACTCAACCGACCTTACGCACTTAGTCGTATGCCCCGCTTGCTCACAGCGCTTTCTTGCGCTCAACCGTGAAAAGGCGTGGAGAATGCTAGAACATCACGCCCGTTGTCACAGCGACGAAAATTTAGAAAATCATGCACGGCGGAATCGCATAAGAAGTGCTGGTCAATAAGGGTTACGCCCTAAAAAGTCTCGTGCACAATCCATGCTTTTGTGCATGGGAATTTTTCAAGCCTTATCCAACGTCCGCCGTCTGCCGGACGCGCTCGCCGCTGTGGCTACGCCCCCACAGTGGGCCGGCGACGGTATCCTTCGTGGGCTAATCGGATTTGAGGATTCCCATAATGAGGCCGTCACGACGCGAGGAGAAGCGCTACAGATTCCGGCCGTTCTCCGCGGTAGGAATCTGTTGTGCACAACCGTTGCACGTACGCCAATAGTGTGTGACGGCCCCACACCGCTTTTTATCGATTCGACGACTTCCGACGTGGGGGCTGCTGCAATGCAAACCCCATTCCATCGAATGTTGAATACAGCCGACGATCTGCTTTTTAATGGTGTTTCCGCGTGGGCGCTTGACCGCGCCGACGACGGTGCTGTTATAGCCGCGTTGCATATTCCGTTGGCGTCGTGGAACGCTGACGAATCGGGGATCTTCGTGGAAGGTCGCCGAATCGATCCTAGCGAAATTTGTATTTTTACCGGTATCCATTCCGGTCTTTTGAGGCATGCAAGTGAAGCTTTTACTGACGCTCGTAACCTTGCTCGCGCCGCAGCGCGGGTTGCTCAAAACCCTGCGGCTTTAATTGAGCTGCGGCAGACGAACAATGCGACTGTCTCGCGGGAAAAAATTGAAGAAATCATTGAGGGGTATGTGCGCGCTCGCCGCGGCAAAAATTCTGGCGTCGGCTTTTCCAGCTCTGGCCTGGAGGTTCACGAACATGAAATGGCTAAGGAAAACCTGCTGATTGAGGGGCGTAACGCCGCGGCTGTTGATTGCGCACGCGCTATGAACGTGCCGGCGGCTTTTATTGACGCCACGGTAGGCGGTACGTCGCTGTCCTATCAGAATGCCGCTTCACGAATGATTGAGCTTGTCACCTTCGGTGTCGAACCGATGATGTCCGCGATTGAGTCAAGGCTCAATCAGCCGGATATACGCCCCGATTACCGCGCTGACCCGTTGCGATTTGACCCCGCCGCTTTGCTTGCCGCTATCCCTACCACAGTTGAAAAGGATGTGGACAATTTAAATGAACGAGAAAATTCTCAACTATAGCCGCGACGCGGTAAAACAGGACACCTATTATAACTGTTGTCCCGCGTCTGCGCAGACAATCATTCTTGCTGCCACCGGCATTACGGTTTCTGAGCATGAGCTAGGCAAGGCGCTTGGCACTCATACCGGCGGCACTGACTGGATTGGACAAGTCCCGCCTGTGCTCAACCACTACTTGCCAGGTGCAAAATACCGGTTTGCGGACATGCCTAGCGACCCGCCAACGGTCCCACAGAAAGAAAAGCTATGGGCCGACATCGTGCATTCGCTCAACGGCGGGTTCGGTGTTCTGGCTAATATCGTTGCCCCGCCGTCTAATTATCCTCGCGCTGTCGCGCCTTCGACGATTCACCCCACCTATTCCGGCGGCACCGTCTACCACTATATCGCGATCATGGGGTATGCCGGCGAAGGCGACGGGCGTCGCGTGTGGGTAGCAGACTCCGGCTTTTGGCCTTACGGCTACTGGCTTGACTTCGACCAGCTCGCAACGCTTATTCCGCCTAAAGGCTACGCGTGGAGTGCATAAGATGATTGCCCTATCTGCTATCACCGCCGCTTTTATCACATTGATTGACTGGATTCTGAAAGAGTTAAGCCCCACCCATGAATGACGCGCTAACCCTATTTGAAGCCTTTGTGGCTGGATTCGCCGGTGGAAGCCTTCATTTTTTGATCACCGCCGCTTGGCTTACCTCCCGTCTCGAAAGAAGCCGTCGTGAGTGAGAAGTTTACCGCCGGTATTCGTGCAACGATTGCCGCGACCATTGGCCTGCTGCCAGTCATTCCGGTGGTCGCCGACCAGCTAGGCCTTATGGGTATCCCGTGGGTGGCCGCTACCGTCGCAATTGCCGCCGCGATTAGCCGAATTATATCAAGCGCGCAAGCGCAAGCATGGATTCAAAAATTCGCCCCATGGCTCAACGAGAATAAGGAACCAAAAAATGAACCGTAACCCCCTGATGGCTTCCCGCCGCTTGGCGCTGCTGACCGCGGCACCCCTGACCGCTGCCGACGCCCCCGACTCCGACGAATCAATTGTCTCCGGCCTTGTCGTGCCCTTTGATGAAGCCGGCGATACCTCCGAAGGGCGACTATCTGTAGCGCCGGACGCAATCACACTTCCCGACGATTTGGCGGAAGTGAAGCTTTTCCGCGATCACTCGAACGCGGGCGGAACTCCGGTAGGATATGCGACCGCCGCGCAAGTCAAAGACGATGGACTGTATATGTCTTTCCGTGTCGCCGACACCGCCGACGGCAAAGCCGCGCTAGCTGACGTCCGCGGCCGTGTACGTGACGCGCTTTCTGTGGAGCTTCGTGACTATGAGACGTCCGGTGACGCGATTGTTGCCGCCTCGCTGTCTGCTGTAGCGCTTGTCGCTGTCCCTGCCTACAAGCGTGCGCGTGTAAGCGCGGCTGCTCGACCTCAAGCTTCGCTCGCGTCGTCTATGTCGTCGCGTCTGCTGACCGCGGGGGAGAAGAGCAACGCAATCACCTTGTCGAATGTCGCTTCAGCACTTATGGCTAGCGCTAGCGGTAGTGATATGACCGACCAGCTGACCGCGGCACTTAGCCAGGTAAAGTCCACGACCTCGAAAGCGTCCACGCGTGCGGAATGGCTAGGGGAGCTGTGGGAAGGTGGCACCTACAAGCGCCGTATTATCCCAACGCTCACCACCCGCCAACTGACCAGCTACAAAATGCAAGGCTGGAAGTGGAAAAAGCGCCCTGAAATGGAGGATTACGCCGGCGACCTCGCAGCTATCCCGTCTAAGGAAATCGCGCTGCAAGAAGTCGAGGTCGAGGCTAAGCGGCTTGCTGCCGGACATAAATTCGATCGCAAGCACATTGATTTTGCCGACGATGAATTTATGAAGGCATATCTGCTGGCTATGCGTGATAGCTACGATCGTAAGGCTGACCAGCGCGCTGGAAAATTCGTGGTTGATGAAGCCGCAAAGATTGCTAAATCTAAGGCGCTGACCGCAAAGACTGTTTTTGACGCCATCATGGTGGCAAACGAGACGATCGAAGATGATTTAGAGACCTCACCAACCACTTATCTTGTCAACCCCACCGACCGCCGCGCCTTGGTGGAGATCACCAACAACACCGCGCCTGCCTACCTTGATTTGCTAGGCATTGATCCGAAGAAGCTTATTCCCTTCAAGCTAGTACCGAAGGGAAACTTGATTGCTTACGCAAAACCAGCTATTACTTTTGCTGAACTGGGGACAACCCCAATTCGTGTAAGCGCACTCGACGTGGCTAACGGCGGCTCGGATGAAGCGATGTTTGGTTACACGGCCGCCATGCTCAACGATGACCGCGGCCTTGTGCAGGTCAAGATTAGCAGCAGCACCTTGTGATGATTACCGCACACGACGTTGAAGCGTACCTTGGTACGCGGGACCCGTCCCCAACGCTGCCGGATACCGTCGCCGCGGCCGTGGACCTTGTGGAAGCGTGGAAAGGAACCCCGCAAGAGAAGTGGCCGCCGCGGTGGCGCCGCGGCTGTATTATGCTAGCCGCCCGAATGGACCGACGGCGTAACTCACCCGCCGGCGTAGACACCATGGGCGAAATCGGGGTAGTGTACGTGTCCCGCAAAGACCCCGATATAGCCCAGCTGCTCGAAATCGGTGATTATGGGGTGCCGATCGCCCTATGATGATTAAGGAAATCCTCGACGCCCTGACCGGCGCTTTTGAAGAGTTCGGAATTTTCGCTACCGATGATTGGCGGGATATAGATATACCAGGTGCATTTGTCACCGTGACGAATCTATCCGAGTTCACCCTAGGCTCCGAATTTATCGCCCGCGCTGAAATTACTTTTGTCGTGCCCGACCACGGCGGCGCCGCCGACGTCATCGAAATTGGCGAAATCGTCGAACAGGGCATTGGAGCTATGCGCTCCATCGGCGCCGCTATTGAGCACGTGGAGCTAAACCAGCAAGTCGTACCCCCGTATGGGGGCAAATGCCCCGCGGCGACAATGATAATAAAAATCGGCTATGACATGGAGACATAATAATGGCTATCAAAACCGTAACAGTAGGTGCCGGAACCCTCACCCTAGCGGTTAAATCCGGCGACGGCGCTAAAGACTTTTCAAGCCAAATAACATCCGCCCGCTTTGAGCCGGAAGCGTCTAAATCCGATCCTATTCTTGTACTTTCGGGTGAGACAATCGCAAGCGCGGATTCATTCGGCGGCAAACTTTCCGTGGAATTTTTGCAAGATTTATCCACCAATGGAATTGTGGATTATTCCTTTAAAAATGCCGGAAAAGAAGCCGATTTTGTTTACACGCCAAATACGGCAAATAAAGCAAAATTAACAGGCACCGTGATTATTGAGCCGCTACCCGTGGGCGATTCAGTCGGCGATATTGCCAAAGCCTCCGTATCGTGGCAAGTTCCATCACTACCAAAGTTCACACCAGGTAGCTAGCATGTCGGGCGCTGACTTTACCAAAATCGAGGTGGAAGGCGCCCGTCGCCTTCGCTCAACGCTCCGAAAAGCCGGCATTGATGTCCGCGACGACCTCAAAAAGGCCCACAAGTCCGCGGCCGCTATCGTCGCTCGCGACGCGGCAAAAAAGGCGCCCGTGGGGTCTGGCTATAAAGGGCATAAGGCCGGTCAATTAAAGGCGTCAATTCGCCCCGCTGGTACTCAAACTGCCGGTATTGTGCGAGCCGGTAAAAAGCGCGTCCCCTACGCTGGCCCTATTCAGTGGGGCTGGCATAAACGCAACATTAAACCCACATTCTTTTTGACTCGCGCCGCCTCTGATACCGAGCCGCAATGGATAAAAGAATATCAAGAAAAGTTTGAAGAAATACTCGATTCAATTAAAGGAAAATGACAATGCAAAAAACCGAATACACACTTTTTTTCACCGACGGAACCAGTCAAAAACTATCACCTCTCATGGTTGATAATGTCATGGCAGAAAAGGAACTCGTTACCCGCGGTTCAACACTCAAAAACAATTCCATTGAATTTATGTCAATTGTGTGTTGGAAGGTCTGCCGCCGAATCGACCGCGATAATACCCCACTTGACTTTGAGGAGTTCCTAACCTCCGTCGCTGATATTAGCGCGGAAGTAGTGGACGTCGACCCCTTTCCCAGCCGGTAGCTACGGCAGACTAGCCGCCGCGCTGGCGCTGCGGCTGTCATGCACGCCCGCCGCGATCTTGGAATTTGACGATACAACATTGTGCACAATGCTTGAACTCATGGAGGAATCGGACAATGGCAGGTAAAAGCGCTATTTTATCAGTCCGTATTATCGCGGACGCGGCGAAAGCGAAAGCCGGCTTTGATGAAGCCTCGGACGCGGTAGGGAAATTCGAGAAGAAAACCGGCCAGAAGCTCGCGAACGTACAAAAGCATGTGGACAAAGTCGCCGGCTTTGCCACCGTCGCCGCCGGCGCATGGATAGGCCTAGCAAAGCAAAGCCTCGACTCTGCTAGCGATATGCAGCAGTCAACCGGCGCTGTGGAAGCGGTCTTTAAAGACCAGGCAGAAGCCGTAAAAAAGCTAGCAGAATCGGCGGCTACCTCCGTTGGCTTGTCTGCCTCACAGTACCAAAACATGGCGGCGGTCATGGGGTCGCAACTTCGGAACCTTGGCATTGAGCAAGGGGAAGTAATCGGCACGACCGATAAACTGATTACCCTTGGTGCCGATCTTGCCTCCATGTTTGGTGGGACGACAGCCGACGCGGTAGAAGCGCTATCGTCGCTGCTACGTGGTGAGCGTGACCCGATCGAACGTTATGCGGTCTCGATCAACCAAGCGGCAATTGACGCGGAATTAGCAGCTCAAGGCCTCGACGGTCTGGAAGGATCGGCTAGAAAACAAGCAGAAACGCAAGCCGTTCTAAAACTTTTGTTCGACCAGACTGCCGACGCCACCGGAAATTTTGCACGCGAAACCGATACCGCTTCCGGTAGCGCTCAAATCGCCGCTGCTAAATGGAATGATACCAAAGCAGTATTGGGTGAGCAGTTCCTGCCGATCGCCACCGCGGCGGCCGACAAAATGGCGGAAATCTCCGACATTGTCGCGGCGCACCCCGACCTTTTCAAAAATGCGGGTATCGCCATCGGCATTTTTACCGGCTTGACGCTCGCGCTCGCAGGCGCCCTGAAAGCGGCTGCTATTTGGTCCGCGGTTTTCAATGCGGCGGTTATGCTAAACCCCCTCGGTCTTGTGCTTGGTGTTATCGCCGCTGTCGTCGCTGCCATCGTGATTATGTACCAAAAGTGGGATAAGTTCCGCGAATACGTAGACATATCAATTTTTGCTATTAAAAACTTCGGCGATGTCGTTCCCTTTCTTATCGGTAAGGCTATTGATTGGGTAAAAGGCCTTTTTGATTCGTGGGATGGCGTTCGTAAGATCGCCGGCATTGCAGCACAAGCCCTTGTGGGCGCTGTCACCGGCTTCACATCGCCTATTACTGCCGCGATTGGTCTTGTCCGCAACCTAATCGAATGGATTGATCGTATCGACTTTCCCGAACCTCCGGCATGGGTCCGCAAGGTCGCTGGCGCGTTGTACGGTTCCGCCGCTCCCGCCCTTGTTGCCGTCCCGCCTTCGTCCGGTTTGCTGACTGCCTCACGCTCCGTCCCTCGTCTGGCGGGGTATTATCGCGGCGCGCCGCGGCTACGCTCGGACTCTCGACCAGCACCAACGATTATCAACGTCACTGTCTCCGATTCTGTTGTTGGTGACGAACGCCTGCTCGCTGATGTCGTGACCCGCGCAATTGAGAATACCGACGCTTTCCGCGGTAAGGGGCCGGTGGTTTCGTTATGATAACTGTATCCTTGGGGGACGTTGACCTTGCTCACACTGTCGCCGACGGCAGCGAGGACAACCCTATAGTGCTTGATAATATCGCTATCGACTGGGGGAATGAGGAATTTTTAGACGAATATAAGCCCACCGTCGCGAAGTTCGACGTAGTTCTTTCCGGCGACCCACGCGTTTTCGCCAGGCGATTACAGAACAAAGCGATTTGGGAAGCAAAGGTAAAAATCCACGACGGTAAGCTTTGCCTTTTCTACGGTAAAATCCGTGAAATTTACCCACGCCTCGTCCGGATAAAAGACGGGGACCGCTTATGGAGAGTCACGTTTTCATGCACGGACATCGTGCAGGATATTAGCGGATACCCTAAAAATCGCGTCTTTTCGGGCTGGCAGGAGGTCTCCGTTAATGACGCCCTTAAAGGCTTAGCGGCGGGGCTAGGCTATGGAAATAATTTTCTCACACCCCCTCACGGCGGTGACAAAACGGGTGTGCGCACAGCCACTGGTGACGGCAAGTGGATAGAAAATAAGCAATGGTTACAGCTGCTGTATTCAGCGCCTGCCGGCTATTCCTACAGCTTCGACCCAGAAAAGGCGGTGATTCGTCCACGTCCCAACCCCACGCGATCCGTAGAGTGGGGATTAGTAGACGACGTCCACGGCGGCGGTAAATTCCCGTCGCTGACAAGCTACGTCTTTGACGACGCCGGCGCGCTGGATTCGCACGGCCCTGTCGTGGATATTGACGCTAAAAAATTAGGCGTTGATGAAATCGGGTGCACTTTTTCTCCAAAAATGACTGTCGGGCGCGTCCGCGTGAAGCATTATACCAGCTCAAAGGACAAAATCGACGAATCCCTTTTCTACATGAGGGGGTTGGGTACTGGCGAAATGGAGGTAAAAACTGTCTCTACGAACAATGCGCAAACCATAGCCGATAAATTCTTTGAGTCCTACCGTCTTTTGGTAGCTCGCCCCCGTCACCCTGACGTCACCTACCAAATGACCGACCCCGAAGGCGAGCCTCGCGAGTCGCGGGAATACTGGCTACGTACGTGGTGCGATGGACGCGCCTTGCAGGTCAAAGGCTCTGAGCTGGTATGGTTTATGGACCCACGCCCGCTAGGGCCTGACTCACCCCCCGTGCAAGGTGAACTTTTATGCCCTATCGGCGGCAAGCTTCGCTATTCATCCCGCAAGGGGTGGACGATCACCCAGCGCGTGATATTCGCAAACTCTGAACCCCTTGCCCCACTGAAGCTGAGCAAAGCCAGCTTCACCCCCAATGAGCTTCACCGCTCTGTCACCCTCGACGATATTGGAAAGCTGACGGAAAAAATATAATGCAATCTACTAATCACTACCGCCTTCCATACCTTCAAGGCTCGGATACCGTCGATAAGCTGCCGGACGCCCTACGGCGATTCGCTGAAGGTATAGACAATGCCGTTTATGAGCTTGCACAGAAACTGGAGCAAAAAGGTCCCTTGTCGGTAGAGGACCTCAAAAGGATAAAAAGAGAGGTTGACAGCCTTTCAAAAAACTATCCGGGTATATCGCAGGCGGTCTACGGCTTGCAGGAACTCCATAGGTTGAGAGTTAAGCCAATGTTAGAGGCGTGGGAAAAGGCAGGAAAGCCGAAAGACTTTGGAAAGTCGCAAGGTTCGGGGAATCCGCAAGGCACTACCCCGAGCCAGCTAGAGGAGCAGCTGAAAAATATAGATAGCCGGCTGGCAAAGCTAGAGTCGTCGGGACAGTGGGGGAACCCGCAAAACGTCGCCCCTGAAACTGTAATAGCGTGGCTGAAAAATTCAGATAGCGAGCGATCCAGTCTAGAGAAAAGGATCCTCAAATCGGAAGGGAAGATACGAAATCTAGAAAGTAAGTTATGGAAATTTCTTTAAATAGCTATTTTCCACGCCGCCGCCGCCGTGGTGCGTAGCGAGAGATCACTCACCGACGTGTAAATCTGTGTGGTGGCTACCGACGCGTGACCTAGCAATTCCTGCACAGCACGTAGATCATAGGAATGGCCATAAGCCACGGTGGCATAGCGGTGTCTAATTTTATGCGGTGTCCAAGCTCCAGGAAGCGCCCTACTAATGAGCTTGCCAAGCCACCCCGCGCTCACATGCCCATTCGCTCCACCCGGAAACACCCACCCTTGTGCCGCCGCGATCCGCCGCGCTAAGTGCGGTGGGCACGGTATTAGCCGCTCATGCCCACCTTTACCGCGAACCCTCAGTATCCAGCCTTGCCCAACTGGCTCAACATCCCCCGCCCGCACCCTCGCGCATTCATCACGGCGTAGGCCACAGGTTGCCATGATCTCAATCGCTAGGCGCACACGCGGCGCCGCGACCTTCATAGCATCGCTAATCAACGCATCGGGACAAGGACGAGGGACCGATCGAACTTGTGGGACGGGAATAATCGTTATCGCGGGGTTTGTCTCGATTAGCCCTTCACGCACAGCCCATGCGAAGAACACACGAACGCTAGTTCTAGCGCTCTTGCGAGCCGCTGGCCCCCACTCCCCCGCCGCTAGCCACCGCTCTATGTCGCCAGTAGTCACCGCCCATAGCGGCTTATCGATAAACGCCAAGCACCGTGAAATATGACTTATCCGCACATGAATCGTTCCTCTGGCACGTCCGCCCGCTAGTAGGTGCTCTTGATAATCCGCAATGGTGTGCGTGTGACTAATGTTACTCAT